ATGACGGGAATAAAAATATCCAATATAGATATTTTAATATAGATGAAGATTTCGCAAAAGATATAATAAAAAAAGGGATAGATTGGACAGAGAAATATATATTTGGTGACGGCGTACCGCCTTCTGAAACTCTGGAGGACATCCAGATTAAATTTAAAGAAGTTCAAAAAGGGGGTTGTGTTTATGCAGAAGACTCTTTTAGGAATATTATTGAAAGATATAACAGCTTATTGAAAGACAAAAAGAACATAGAAAAGGAAATAGAAGAATTAAAAAATATTATATCGGTTAAAATAGGGGGCAATGAGATATTGAATATAGGTGGCATTGATTGTGCAACTCTGAAAGTGACAAAAATGTCTTTTTTCGACAAGGACAGATTTTCAAAAGATCATCCGGACGAATACAAGAAATATATTGTCGATAAGGAAATGAGAGTATTAAGAGTAAAAAAAATATCATCATGGGAGGATTAATTATTTTATTGGGAGTTGTGATTATTGGTTACGCTTTCCTTCTCGCCATATTTGTGATAATATGCCCTTATTTAAGCTATAAAACATTTTCTTTCTTTGTGAAGAACTGTAATTTGATAATGATACCGGCAATATTATTAAGCGTAACTATTTATGAAAGAAACGATTTACACAAAATATTGGATTATTCAAATAAATATATAGACGATGAAAAAGAACGTTACAAAAAAGAAAGAAAAGGAGAATAAAAAGGCTGAGGTAATCCGTTGTACTGAATGTGAAAATCATTATGGAGAAGTGAATAATTATATGGTATTCTGCAGGAAGTTAGGGTTTAACCGATCTACAGCCTTAAGAACTTGCCCAGACTTTGTAGAACTTAAAAAATAGGATTAACATGTTGAATAAATTGACAAAAAAGCAAGAAAAAATAATGCTCCAAACGAGGGATGAATGGATCAACTTGTTTTTTGACAACGTAAAGAATCAAAAGGGGATAGACAAAAAGATGTTTGAAGAGGGGATTGAATGGTTATATACAGATCTTCTTCACAAGCCAAACCCGAAGGTAGTGTATTGCGACAGTTGGCTAAGCTGTCTACTTACTATTGCTATTCTCAAAGATGAAAAATTAAATAAGTCGATTAAAGATAAATTAGGGTCTTCTGTGCGGTCTTCTGTAGTTGATTCTGTAGTTGATTCTATAGTTGATTCTGTAGGGTCTTCTGTATGGGCTTCTGTATGGGCTTCTGTGCGGTCTTCTGTAGAGTCTTCTGTAGAGTCTTCTGTAGTTGATTCTATAGCGGCTTCTGTATGGGCTTCTGTAGGGAGAATATTTAATTTGTATTCTTCATATATGGATTTGGCGAATTATGGGTGGGTATCATTTTACGATTTCTTTGAGAAAATAAACATTCTCGATAATTTTAATTTTAAACAATATAAAAAGATACTAAAATCAGGGGTATTTAATGCGTATGAATTTGAAAATTGTGTTTTTGCTATTCAGCCGCCGATATATGTTGAGAGAAATTCGCAAGGGCGTTTACATTCCACATCTACGGCGGCAGTAAAATTCAGAGATGGAAGTTCGTATTATTTTATTAACGGTAGGCCAATCCCCGAATGGGTAATAGAAAAAAAAGATTCAATAACAAAGGATCAATTTTTACAGGAGAAAAACTCGGATATAAAGGGGGCAATATATGAAGTATTAGGATCAGAAGGTATAATAAATCTGTTGGGGGCGGAAATAACAGATTCAAAAACGATACATCATGCTAATGGAGATGTGGAAACTGTCGAACTTTTGAAAACAAAAGATACTTTCCCAGAACTTGACAACGAACCTATGGCATGGGTGAAGATGATTTGTCCATCGACAGGTACTAATTATCTTATTGGGGTAGAACCTAAATATAATGATGCAACAGAAGCGATCGCTTCATTATCACCATTTACCAAAGAAGAATATTCATTTAATTTCAGAAGCTGATATGAAAGAGTTATTAAAAGGTCATGCCGGAGACGTACAATTCCGGCAAATAGGATTAATCCCGGTAGGATTTAAGAAAGTGGACAACAAGCCTATTGCAGTAGGTAGCAGCGGCCATTGTCATGTTGTTACGGGGAATGTAGAAAGATACGAGTTAGAAGACAAAGTAATCTACAAGCTTAATGAAGATTCGAGATTACAGCATACAGACATTTCATTGATGAATGAACAAACATATTCATCACCTGAACTTTTACCAATAAAGGATCATAAACCCATCTTGTTGCCTGCAGGAATATATCAGTTCTTTATACAGAAGACATATAATCCTTATACCAAATTAATGGAACAGGTAATAGATTAATTTAACACTATTTATTTGACAATTCAAAGTTAATTAGTACCTTTGTGATTGTTGACTACCACCAACAGAAAAATATTTGGGTTAACCCTTAACTATCGGGATGTTTTATGTGTGGTAGCGTAAAATATCCCGATAGTTTTTTATAATATTTTCCTTATATATACTTACCTATGAACTATATACAATTAATAAACCTTTTTTGGCAAACACGACGTGAAGTGCGAATAACCAGTGTGGAGGCCGACCTCTACTTCTTCCTTTTGCAAGAAAGCAATAATCGGAACTGGGAGAATCCCTTTGAGTGTCCCAACGGGTTAATCTGCGTCACTATCGGCGTCACAGAAAAGACTATGATTGAAGCACGCAACAGATTACAGCAAAAAGGTCTTATAAAATTTGAATCTGGAAAACGTAAAACAAAATCACCTGTTTACACAATTTTAAACTGTAATATTTACAGTAAAAAGGTAAGTAAAAAGGTAAGTAAAAAGGTAAGTAAAAAGGTAAGTAAAAAGGTAAGTAATAATATATATAATAATAAAAATAATATATATAAAACAGAAACAGAAACAGAAACAAAAGAAAGTAATACTAACGTATTACTAAAGAAAGATGATTCTTTTTCTTCTTTAGAGCGTATTAATTATCAAAAAATAAAAGATGATTACAATACAATGTTTGCGGGGAGATTGCCAACGGTGTCTACACTAACCGATAAACGGAAATCGGCGATCCGGGCGAGAATATTAGCACATGGCATTGAATCGGTTCAAATAGTTTTCGATAATGTCCTAAAATCCCCCTTTCTTTTGGGGTATAATGAACATAATTGGAAATGTAATTTCGATTGGATTTTCAATCAAAATAATTTTTTAAAAATATTAGAAGGAAATTATGTACAACAAGGGAATAGCAACACAACAGGGAATAGAGGCTATAGTACCTCGGACAAAGCAGCAAGCCGTAATGCTCTTGAAAAAGAAGCCAGCCGAATACTTCAACAGTTTGCAACCGAAGACAGTTAATGACGTATTCAGTTCATTTTCTCCGAGTATTTCCGAAATAGGTAAAATTTTCGGTGAAGCGATAGTTAATGCAAATATGGTGATTTGGTTTAATAAATTTGTTTCTTTTTTCTCGACAAACGGGACAATGAACGATTCGCAAATAGCAATGACTATTTCATTGATCCGGGAAGAATATCCCCATTACAAACCGGACGATTTAAAACTTTTTTTCAAAATGGCGATGAAGGGAATGTTTGAGAAAGTATATGGACGGATTGACGGGGAAGTAATAATGCGCTGGCTTCAGGAATATGATAAAATTAGGGATAAAGCTGCACAGGATAATTCCATAAATGACTCACTTAAATTTAAAGAGCGTTTTACCGAGGTTTTTAATTTTGAGGGGTGTATAGGATTTAAAGAATACAAAAAGATAAAGGAAAGAGCTGAAAATGGGGATAAAGAGGCAATAAAACTATTACATAAACCATGATTATGGATGAAGAAGAATTAAAATTGACGGAGAGGCCGAAGGAATATTTTGAATGGCTTAAAGATCACAAGAATTTCCCGGTAGACAGATACGACATTTTCATGAATAAAATGAAAGCGAACGGGTTTAAAACTTTGGATATAAATAACCGATACGGAATAAGAGTGATAAATGAGGAAAACAATAAAATGGTAGATTACTATCACAGGAGGCAAAGAGTTTATTTTTATGTGAATGGACAACAGAAATGGAGGTTTGGAAGCAGTCACCAATTTATTATCGATTTTTTGAACGGAGAAATTACACTATGAATACCCAAGAAAAATATATTTCTCATGGTTCTTTATTCAGCGGTATAGGAGGATTCGATCTTGCTGCCGAATGGATAGGTTTGAAAAACGTATTTCATTGTGAGATAAACGAATTTTGTGCTAAAATATTAAACTATCATTTTCCTAATGCAGAACACTATGCAGACATCACAAAGACAGATTTTACAAAATGGAGAGGTAAAATCGATGTTCTTAGCGGAGGATTCCCATGCCAACCTTTCAGCGTCGCAGGGAATAGAAAAGGAACGGATGATAACCGTTACCTCTGGCCGGAAATGTTGCGAGCTATACAAGAGATACGACCGACTTGGATCGTTGGTGAGAACGTTGCTGGAATCTTATCAATGGTACAGCCCGGTAAAGAGGTTGAAATGGGTTGTCAAGACTCTATATTCGGAGAAAATAACAGAAAAAGAGTATTGTTGCGCCAAGAATATATCATTGAAACAATCTGTAAAGATATTGAACGAGAGGGATATTCCGTCCAACCGATTATTATTCCGGCTTGTGCCGTCGGAGCGCCACACCGGAGAGACAGGATATGGTTTATTGCCAACTGTACAGACACAGGGATTGAAAGTATGCAGGAAACAGGGGGAAACGATATTCATGCCATTGAATTTACTCCCTACCCCGACGGCAAGGGACTGGAGGGGAGCGCCGACGCTGGAGTACTTCGAACGGAAAGGCAAGAACCCGATGCAGGCTACCCTGCCCGATTTCTTTGCCCGTCATGGGAGGAGTTCCCAACTCAATCCCCTATTTGTAGGGGAAATGATGGGTTTCCCGGAAAATTGGACGGCATCACCTTTTCTAAATGGCGAGAAGAAAGTATAAAAGCATATGGGAATGCGATTGTTCCACAAGTGGCATACGAGATATTCAAGGATATTCAAGAAACATATTATAAACCGAAAAATATTTTGTGAAACTTAAATAATAGAAACAATGGAAAAGAAATTTGAACTTACAGAAGAATTTATAATCAATAATTCAGGAATTAAATTGTACAGGATAAAAGCATTAAAAGATTTTTCTGATGTTAAAAAGGGTGATTTGGGGGGATACGTTCTTGTTGAACGTAATTTGTCGCAATTCGGTAATGCTTGGGTTTACGGCGATGCCCGGGTTTACGGTAATGCTTGGGTTCACGGTGATGCGCAGGTTTACGGCAATGCGAAAGTTTGCGGGGATGTTATTGCGTCAGGAGAGCATGTGTATGATACAAATTAAAAAAATGATATCTCAGAATTGAAGAAAGGAGATAAGAAACTTTAAAATTGATTTGAATATGAAATACATGGGAAGTAAAATGAGAATATCTAAATATATATTGCCTATTATAACAAATAATCTTTCAAAAGGAAGGTACTATGTTGAACCTTTTTGTGGAGGATGTAATATAATTAGCGAAGTGAAGCATGATAGACGTATAGCATCAGATGCGAATAATTATCTCGTTGCAATGTGGCGTTTTCTTTGTGGAGGATATGAGTTCCCGAAAATAATTTCAAAAGAACTATATTCAGGATATCGTTACCAATTTAAGAAAAGAGGGTTTATAGGATTGGGCGATACATTAGAAGAAGCCATGATCGGTTGGGTCGGATTTATGGGCAGCTTCAATGGCAGATTTTATGATGGTGGATATTCTGGTCATAACGTAAAAGGACGGGATTATATCAGTGAACAAATAAGAAACACTTTATCACAAATCGATAAACTAAAAGGTGTTGAGTTTTGGTGCAGCAAATATGATGAGTTTGAAATTCCAGATAATTCTGTTATTTATTGTGATCCTCCATATAAAAACAGTACATAATATTTAATTTCAAAAGATTTTAATAGTGATGAGTTCTGGGGATGGTGTCGTAGGATGTCCAATAAAGGGCATGAAGTAATAATATCTGAATATCAAGCTCCAGATGATTTTACATGTATTTGGGAGAAAAGAATTACAAACTCACTTAGCATTAAAAATACATATAACCCAATAGAAAAATTATTTGTGAAACTTAAATAAGAAAATGATGAAAGGAGTTGAAAAATGAAAACATTATTTTATATAATAATCTTTGTGATAGTATTTCTATTTACAGCTAATACACAAATCACATTCAAACCATTTAGTATATCATTACCTTATTGGTATAAGCCGGTAGGTTTACTATTGGTAGTTATTGGAATATTTGTATTCGGTATTGGAGAAAATATGTCAGAGTACAAAAGAGGATATAAAGATGGGATAAATAAAACTATTGAACTAATTGAAAAAATAGAAGATGAGAATGACAAAGGAAGAAATTGAAAAAGTGGCAAAAAAATACGCTAATGAAAACGCATATATACCAAGTGACGGTTACGCTGACAATAATATGATAGAAATGAAGGAAAGTTTTGCCGAAGCTTTCAAAGACGGTGTAGAATGGTGCATAAATAGCATGTGGCATGATGCAGAAGAACAGCCGAAAAATTGGTATGAGACATGCCTCGTAGAATTAGGAACATTGGTAAGCAGCTTTTTTACCCTAAGCTACTATTATCACGGAGGATTCTCATGTATGGACGGAATACATAATAAAAACATACATGTTATTAAATGGGCATACCTAAAAGATTTAATGCCTAATGTAGAATAATTAAATTCGAGAATATGAGTTACAGAGAAATAAAATTTAGAGGTAAATGTAAAACTACTGGAGAATGGTTTTATGGGTATTTGTTCAAATCAGATAGTGGAGAAAGGACACATATAACAAAAAATCATAAAGGATGTCTTAATATAGACCCAGATACTGTTGGAGAGTTCACCGGATTAAGAGATAAAAATGGGATAGAAATATATGAAAATGATTTGATTGAATGTGAAAAGGAAATTTATGAAGTTGTTTTTAATAATGGGGCTTTTGAATTCAAAAGCATACATAATTCCAAATTAGATAATGTCCCTTTAAATATTATGTTATATGTTTTTGATGTTAAAATTATTGGGAACAGATATGATAACCATGAATTATTAAGATTATGAATATTGCATTGTTGTCAATAGATAGTGATTATCCGAATCAAATCATACCACCGTGGCAAAAGGATATGGCACGGTGGGCAGACAAAAAAGAGCTGTATTTAAGCTGTGATTTCAAAGACTTTTCCCCAAGAAAAGGATTTAAGTGCAAAGAATATTTTGAGTAATATTTAAAATAAATACAATGGACACAAACAGAACTTTAAATGAAATTGAAATAGAATTGGATAAAAATAACAAGAATATTTGCGGTAATTGCGATGCTTTTTGTGAATAACCCTAATCCGCAAAAATACGATTGCGTTAATCACAAAGACGAGAATACAAACATGGGAAAATATTTTAGATATGAATAATAGTTTTGAAAGATCAATAAATGGAACAGTTAAACCTATATTAGATGCGTGTTGTGGGGGGAAGATGTTCTACTTCGATAAAAATGATGAACGGGTATTATTTCAAGATATAAGAAAAGTATCTACTCATTTATGTGACGGAAGATTATTTGAAGTAAATCCGGATGTACAAGCGGATTTTACAAACATGCCATACGACAATAATACTTTTTCAATGGTCGTTTTCGATCCGCCACACTTGCTTAGGAATGTCGGCAAATCGAAAATGGCAGACATGTACGGGAGTTTAAATGAAAAGGCATTGCCGACAGGTTATCAACATATAAAATATGGAGCTTTATATTCCGATTGGAGGGATATGTTGTCCAAAGGATTCAAAGAGTGCTTCAGAGTTTTAAAAAGTGGAGGATTCTTGATATTTAAATGGAATGAAACGGATATTAAAGTTTCGGAAATTCTAAAGTTGACGGACGAAAAACCCATATTCGGGCATATATCCGGCAAGAGATCGAATACCCATTGGATATGTTTCATGAAAAAATAAATAAATATGAAAGAACTTTATTTTATATCCGTTCTTGGAGGATTAAAAATCGGATCATTAATTATTATAGGATTAGCATGCTTAATAATATTTATTATAGTATTAAATATAAGTGTAGGAGATATTAATGATGAAATGGTTAAATATAAAAAGCCGGCTATATATATGCTTGCTATTGGGTTATTCATGAATATTATTATTCCGTCAAAGAGTGATCTATTTATGATATATGGAATTGGAGGTACAATTGATTATATAAAGAGTAATGATAAATCAAGACATATCCCGGATAAAGTTATAAATGTGATTGACAAGTGGCTTAGTGAATATGAACATAAAAATGATACGATAAAATGATAGCTTTGATAAATGAAAAATGTGCTATAAACATAGATCATGTTGAAAGCATTGAATATGATAAAAATAATAGTAAATTGACATTCAATATGATTAACCATAATAAAATAGAGTTTGAAGGATGTTTGAATAACGATTTAATTGATCTTGTTGACCGAATAAATATGAATATGAATGGAATCGGTAGAAGAAATAATAAGGAAAATAGTAAAGGGTAAAATAGCAAAATTGGTTATTGATAACAAAGAGTTTTATATAGCAAAATGGAGACCAATATACAAGATATACCCCCCTAAATATGATATTATATTTATAGAAATATCTGAAAAAGAAATAGAAAGTATATCAAATATGATAGATAAAATACAAAATATGGAGATTGAAATTTTGAATAATTGATAATTTTAATACATTTGTGATATGGGAACGAAAATTTTAAAATGCAATATTACTTTTGCAAATATCCCGGAAAGTAAATTGAAACATTTTACAAGGCGAGACGGGACAGAAGATACGGGGTTAAATCTTTCTATCGTTAGGATGAGAAATAAAGATAAATTCGGTAATACACATACAATCTATGTTTCGCAAACAAAAGAAGAGTGGGAAAGGAAAGAACCGAAAATATTTATAGGGAGTGGTAAGGTTTTAGATTTTAAAGAATACGATGCACCAAATAATAATGATGATGATATATCATTTTAAAATATACTATTATGGAAATAAACAATTTAGATAAAATTTTATGTTCTGCAAAATGTTCATACGGGAATATCAAAGGTAGACATTGGTTAGTATATGGTGAGAAATTCATAACCTTACATAAAACTTTCGATAAAATAGCTGACGTATTAAATGAATTAGCAGATAAATGCGCTGAAAGAATCGTCCAATATAATGAAATACCCTCTCATACATTCGACCAATTCTTAGAAAATTCAATTATAGATCAAGACCCTGTAATAAAAGATTGGGAATCGATGTGCTCAGATACATCAAAAGAATTAAAAAATATTTATGATTATATCAATAAATGTTTTGAATTAAACAGTTTTGATGAAACAACGAATAATATGCTTGCTACTTATACGGAAAAAATGGAATTTTACCGTATGGAAATGGATAGGATGTTAAAATGATTTGGTTAGTAAATAAATAATTTTTATTTTTGCATAGGATATAAGCCTATATATACGTTAGTTTTGTTTCCTCAATATGCGGTTTGTGAAAATAGCATATCTAAAAACATTCTTTATAACACATATTATTCTGCAAAGCCTCTAAGAGTAGAGGCTTTTTTATTCCCCTATTATCTTCTATATCTATATGTATGATTTCAAATTGTATATATTCTTCACCTTTAGGAACTATATGTTTCTCAATTATATAAGCATATATATATCTATCATTTATATCATATTTTTTTTGTAAACAATCTTGAAAAGGTTTTACAAAATTATCTATATCGCTTTGAACGTTTGAATATCCGACATAATAAATTATAAGCCAATTTTTAGGAGGAATGGTTATTTTAGGCAATAAAAGCATAATATTAGCCTCATATACTTTATATTTTGAACTTTTAAATCGCCTGCCTTGCCAAGCCTCATTTATCGATAGTGGTTTTATATTTATCTTATTCATAATATTTTGTATATAAAAATGCCCCGAATTTCACAATTGGGGACATCGTGCATTACTCGAAAAAAAAATGAAACTTAAAATCGTATGAAATTGTATGAAATACCTATCCCTATAAACGGGCTGAAATTCTTACCATAAATATTATACCCATATCCGGCCTGAATACCAATACCAAAAAGTTTATCTCTCTCAAATTTCTCTACATATTCAGTCCGGACAATATTACGATATACTGTTTTCGGATAAACTTCTATTCTATTCATCTTAACGTTATATCCTTCTGCATCAATGAAATATAAGCTATCCTTAAATGTATAATTGTATATGGGTATATTTACAGGAATATATATCGTGTCCCTATGATTAACAGTATCATGTATCATAGGGGCATATATCGTGTCATAATGCGTAAATTCTTTCGTATTTTCAACTTTATCGGTGTATGTGGCACTATCTATCACGTAAGTAATTATCGTGTCATTTTGGGGCTTATTTTGTCTTTTAATGCGATTGTTACTTACCGTATATCCAAAGATAAACCCTATACAGAAAAATGCAACTATTACCGGCAACGTTTTCATACTTTAAACAAATAAACTTTCCCTTTGTTCATATCATACACATCTAAATGAAGCCATGATACATTATCTTCTAATCTGATAGGATAAGGTAATAGAACTTGATTCTTTATAATAAGTTTCCTCGCTTCTTCCGCCGTCATCCCTTGCACAGTAGCATCGATAGCCTTCCCGAAATTATGTGCCGACATATATATTCTACCTATATCTGTTTTGCTTTTTACAAGCTGGCAAATATTGCACCGAAGTCCTCTTTGGGTATATCCTCCCCCTGAAGCCCAATTATTTATTACCATAGGCCGACATAATATCTTTTCCCGGACTATATCAAGAGTCTCTATTAACTTGTTATCTATGAACATCCATGATTGTTCCCCGAATTTGTTATAAACATCCGGACAAACAAGCTCTTTTATATTGAAATATTTGCTCATTTATCCTCCTTTTTATCTTTGATTTCGTTGAACCTTTTCAATATAGGATACTTACTGAGTATTTCAAAGCTTAATACATAATAAATGAAATTTATGGAGTTGTTATTTGGCATTAAAAGTGTTAAATTGCGGAATATGTTTACAGCATAATAATATATTATAACGAACATTACTCCAGAGGCACATTGTATAGCACCGTCCGGTTTATGAGTAAATTTCCCCACAGCGTAAATGCTCGTTATAATGATGAAATATACCATAATGTCTATCAAACACCTCCTAAATTTAGAGAACTTGAACTTTTCGTTATTAACCAATATGCTTGAAATCAAGCCTGCAAGGAAATCAAACAGGAATACGATTGTCAGGGCAAAAACATAATCTGTTATTGGAGCGAAAAAAGAACATACCGCTGAAAACATTCCTACAAATAAAATTCTAATATCATCAAAACCGTTCATATATGTTAAATTTATCATGGTAATCCTTTTATTGAATAATTGAATCCCCCAAGTGCGGTATTACCGCACTTGGTACTATTATCTGATGATGCATAACTATTCAGATATACATCTACTTCTCCTACACCATTGGCAGAATATAATACATTATTTGTTACTCCATGACTATTTTCTATATAGGTTATAAGTGGAGTATCGCCTAATATATACATGTTTTGAACAAACATGCATTCATATATTACTTTCAACATAGGAGTAAGATATGAAGAGCTTGTATTGTTTAATTTAATAGTACCTGAACTTATATTTTTACATAAATATACTAAATATATCGTCTCATTATTTATGGAATCATATCCGTAATTATCTACTGATATATTAAAATCAGAAATGTTATTGGTAGTTTGAAAAACATTAATCCACCTTGTTGTGCTTACCGGGAATTGTCCAGAGATAGATATATCTACTTTGGACACATTTTTACACAACATAAAAAATGTAATATACTTATTTACCGGAGTCGTATTTATTTTTACGTTAGAGATGTTATTACAAGTATCGAATATCCTGATATAGGGAGGATTATTTGAAGATACTTGAGGTTTAGATATGAATATATTAGATATATTATTACATTCTCTAAATATTACTCCCGCTTTCCCCGATTGAGTATTTGAATAAGAAGTGGATATTAAATCTATTGTAATATTATTAATATTACAACTCTTTGCTATACATATAGTCGAGGTTTGTGTAGTGGTAGGATTCTGTGGTAAACATAATATAGAATCATATATACCGCTGAATCCTGATATTACAGAATGAGGATTAGTGGTCTCTCCACTTTGATAAATTGCATTTATTTTACCTCCATGTAAAGTCACTCCTCCTGACCCGGAATCTATTGTTACAATAAAATTAGAAAGAACATTAGTAGATAAAAATCCATTTAAAACTACTCCGGGATCGCAATATATGTCAACTTTGTTGTTAGATGAAGTATTGCCTAAATTGTATGATTGTGTGATATTGTATTCTCCTGCAAGAATCCTTACTTTATATGATCCTCTCGAAAGTATATTATTGAATACAGTGCCAAATTGCGAAATGTTAGATATGGTGTAATCAAAGAACATCCCGTTAACCTCACTGACATTAAGCTGATCCGTTCCTACAGCCCCATTGGCTATTCTATCTGAAGTAACGCAATAGTTGGCCAATTGGCCAGTGCCAACAGACGCCTCTGTCAATATATCTTCAGCATCTACTGGAATTTCAAGCAAATCAAAAGTAAATGATTTAGGTGTAGGATAATTCCACCCGTATTGCTTCATTAATTCAGGTATAGTTAGATTTGCCGGTACACTTAGAGTCAGCTTTGACCCGGAGAATGAAGTGGTTTGAAAAAAATAATCACGATAAGCGACATAATTACTTCCGCTTTCGTTTACTCTTTGTGTTTCATTATATCCTACATATAAAGTAATACTACTGCCTTGACTAATGGTAACGACGTTACCATTATATCGACATACAGCTATTTGATCCGGATCGGTAATAGTGGCTGAATTAGAACCGTTATAATATATCAATAAAGTACCTTTTGTTATTTGTACAGAGGTATCATTGACTGCAAGACCGAATAACTTAAAAATCCCGGTATTCGTACTTCCTGTTATTCCCATTCCTCCTCTGAATATTTCGGAATATACATTAGTACTATATTGTATATCCTCTGCATATACTCTGTTCCCGGACGTTTTATCTACCTGCATTAATTGTGTTTTCATCCTATAATAATTTTATAGTTTATACCATATAATAATAATGCTCTTATAACTTTAAGAAAATAAGAATAATCTTGTGTATTATTTTGTAGTTCTTGTGGAATAATGATATTAACTACCTTTGAGGTAGTATGATTAGGCATATAGAAAGGATCTGCCGAAGCTTGACCTAAAGAAGGAATAAATATAGATTTAGCTCCGGATTGAGACTGTGAATAAAAGAACTTTCCGCCTCCATCATCCCCATATTGGATAACTATATTAGGATATTTATCCCCGAAAATATCTTCTATGACTTTTTTTACCGCATAATTCCCATATCCACATCCGGCTATTTTGTAATATTCTATCCTCTTTGAATTAAAATGGGACAATAAAATTTTTATAGGATAGAACATACATGATAGAAGAATATATAAATAATTCAATTTACATTCTGAATCTACCAAATAATTAGCCCTGAATCTTTGGTAAATAAATTTAGATATGTCGAAATCACGAAACCGCTTCATACTTGAATGTATTCTGTGTGCCTTCTTTAAAATTGAAATATCCGGACACTAAATTTATTTTATTTGACGTAGTAGTTGTGGAACTATCTGCTGTTATCTTAACACTACCTATATACACATTTATAACCCCGTCAACTTCCATTAGTTGAGAAACAATATCATTAATATAATAGGTATTCCCTAATATTACATTCTGTTCTATTTCATCTAATTTATCTGAAATATTCTGTTTTAATTGGTCTAAAGAAATAACAGAATCATAAGAAATAAGATTTTGAGAACTATCTATTTCTATTACATCCGCTTCTTCTGATTTTATATTCACCGGGAGTCCGAATGCCGTAAAATTTTCAAAATATGAAGAAAAAGAAGACAGCTGATCGGGAGTTAAAGGGATTAGATTATTATTTGAGTCTGTAGTAGCTACATTAAGAGTAATAAAATTATCTTGAATAGATACTGACGCTTGTTTTATGATCTGTTTAGAAGTATCTATTTGTGCATATCCTAATTTATGCAATGTAGTATCTATTTCTATTAGGTCTACACCTTCCTGATATTCCTTCGCTATATCTACATAATAACTCTGGTTTAACACTCTATGATTTAAAGCTGCATCGGATATTATAGTTTCAGTATTTGATAATTCAATATTGATAATATCTATAATATCACTTGCGAAAGTGGCTATTCTATACCATAATGCACTCGCACTTTGATTAGCAAACCCAAAAAATGATTGGATATTAGCAATAATCGAATTTTTATATTCTCCAGCCATAATTATATACTCGTTTTTTCAACTCTAATAGTTCCAGAAGTGGGATTATAAGTTATAACTTCACTATATATCTTATTTATTCCTGAATCAAAGAATGCTATAGTCCATTTGACATTATCACCTCCGACACTTTCACCCCAAAATGTCAAACACTCTGTTAGACGTCCGGCACTATCATTTATTGTAAATCTATTACCGTCATGGGTACTCATTATAACGGAGTCATCATAAGTGCCGAAAATGTCTGATAGCCAACCGTTCATATTCTCATAACTATCTCCTGTATTATATTCTAAAATAGAATTATCAATATTTATAGTAATATCACATGTTCCATTTTTATATAAAAAGGATGTTATATTTAATGTACCGGATTGTAATACACAATATATTATTGTTCCATAATCATATACTGATGTATATCTGTGATAACAGATATTTAAGACAGTACCGGCGGTATTAGTAGATAAATATAATGGAGTATATACTCCATTGTATAGCATATATAGATTGCTTTTACAAGCATTCTTTAAATCATCTGCGTCTTTAAAATTCGAAGTTAGCCATTCTTGTATTTCTTCTTGTGAGGACAAACCTACTAAGGAAGGGACATTACGGGACAAATTAAGGTCTGTTCTTTGAACTCTTAGTTTATAATTAGAATCTGATGAATCTCTTGTAATAGTTCCATTAAATAATATCGAACCATTTTCATTAGCCCCAGTATAATTATAAGAAATAAAACTATAATTAAAAGTAGTCTCACTGATATTTATAGATATGGCACTTTGAACTCCTAAAGTTTGGCAGTATAAAGTATGATTTTCTGTAGTTAAATAATTATACAGATCGTCAAATGTAAATCCAAATATGGTAAACGCTTGTTTAATATCATCGCTTTTATCTGTATTCCCTAATGCATTTAAAATATATATAAATGCTGAAAGGGATTTTACTATATTGTCTGTCGATTGCTTTAATGCAGCCTCGATTTGATCAAATGTATAACTTAAAGTTTTAGCCATTTTTAGAATATAAAAGGTTATTACTATTATCTCTTAAAGGTATATTGTCGGAAGACGATAAATATTCTGTTGAATTATTTATCTCATCCAAAGAATCCCATATTTCGGATATATTCGATTGTAAAGTGTTAATATCAATGGACTCATTGGCGAAAGGATATTTCTCTGCACGCAAAAGAGCCTCATTATTACTTTTCTTTATGCCGGTAGTGGTTAGAACCTGACCTACATAGAGGTCGGGCGTATAAGTAGTAATATCATTCAATTCAAGAATTAAATCCAATTCTTGAATATCTCCGGATATACATAACATACAATCATATATATTCTGTCCGTGTTTTACAACATAACTACTCATTTGTTATCTCTTGTTTATATTTTACAGATAGATCATATTCATATTCTCCGAAATTTTCCAGAACAGTTATATTTATGTTAGCTGATTGCGCCCCGTCATTATATAGTTGATCTACACATTCGGATGAAAGTCTGTTAGCTTCATTTTGATTGCATAATATCCCGATTTCTTTAAACCCTATTCCTTTGCCTGCGTTATTAAGGTCTACACAGCTTTTAGAAAAGAACATAGCTCCGTTCTGTAATGAACATGGATCGGCTATAAACAAATCATGTTCATTAAACTTTATATCATTATTATCAAAATCGAAATATATATCCTGCATATATATATTGTTTTATACAAACTTACTAATTAATAATAAAAAAACAAATTAATGAGTTATTTTTTCATCTTGATAATCCGTTTCATCAAAATTATTCGCTGTACCAGTTATTTCAGGCAAAGGTGTTTTGCTCGTTCCTTGTGGGACAACATGCGTATGGTCGTTGAATGTAGATATGATATTATTTACCGTACTTACAAGATCGTTAAGCTTTGATGTAAGCTGTTCTATATAGATCAAAGGAGAATCCCCTCCATTAAGAACAATCTTATCATTGGTAATTGAAATGGTAGAATTCCCTATTGTAATGTCCGCCTTATCCAATTGGGTAAAAAGGATAGGGAAAGCAAGTGACGGATCATTCTGAACAAATCCTATTATTACAAGTGAGCCTATTGTAGGGGTAACGATAGTAGAGGTCTCAATACCTTGAACACCTGTTAACGGTATGTCTCTTATCTCACTATCCTCTAATGTGGATAAATCGAATGTTTTTTCCTCTATATTCACTGATATAACCTCTCCATACATTAGGGATATAGGCCTCATTTCGGAAATAGCTATAGAAAGACTATTCCCTATTTCTTGCATAGCTGTTTCGAATTTCAGTCCCATAATATTACCATTCAAACCTGTTATCCGTAACCGTTAAAACTCTTCTGTAGCCATTTGCCCCTAAACTTATTCTTATTCCAATAACATAAAATTTATTGTTCAGTTCAGGGAGCAAATTATCTGTATATTCAATATAATCGAACATTTTAATATCCGGATAAAGCAATGTAGTTATAGTTCCGGAATTGGTCGTTGATCTGAATCCATTCCAAGCATTTATGGCTATTTCCTTAAGGCCTTCTTCTGTCTGGATAGGTTTATATCCTAAATTTATCCTTCTCGATGATGCCTCTTTATCACCTGCAGTAGCTTTAACTCGTTTGCCATTTATATAGGCATTAGCTTCGACATAATAATCTTCAAACATGCCGTTTACAGGTTTTATGTCCCTATCTATTACATTAACTTTAGTGTCCAATTTTATGGTTTCTTTAGCCGGGAACGTACTTCCTGTACCCATATAAAGATTTCCTTCTTTATCTATCCCGGTAAATATTTTGAACATATCCATTAATCTTTGGCATACTTGAAACGGAGATACACCCTTCCATACTTTCATGTTAAATTCAGAAGTAGCCGTTTCAGATGAAACAGCTAAGGGTTTATAAGACGATGTGAGACCTTGACTGTCACGATATTTTGAAAATGCCTCATTCCCTATTTTACAGCAATATTCTAACCCTTCTGTTAATGGAGCTTTTTGAACCCATTCTTTATTTACCTTTCCGAATCTCAATATAAAAGCCCTATCTTCCAATATCAAAGTAGTAGGGAATCCGGAGATTATTTGTTTTATGAACCCGTCAAATATCAACAGCGGTTTTCCGAATTCTACCTGAGCTATATCCTTATATTTTGCTTTTACTTGTATTTGCGCACCGACTTTTATATTATATTTGGCCAAGTCTACTATTGTCATACCTGTAATTATGTTTCCGGTATTATCGAGTTTGGCTACTGTATGTATAGGTATCTTCAATTCTCCCCTTTCTGCAAGATGATCTCTTGTATTGTTGGATTCAAAAGATACGAAGTTGAGTATTTTCCTACCTTCTACCCATACCTCATTTTCGCATATAAAATAATTTAATCGGCAGTTAGGCATATCAATTTACAAATAATGTTTGTGTTGTTAAATCCACTTCCATTAAGGTTAAGTTTATCATAGTAATGTCAGAACCTTCCGTGGGGATTATATTGTATCTTGTTAATGTACAATATTTTATACCTAAATCTTTTGTGATATAGGGATTAGATACTTCAAAAACAGGCTGATCTTTTCTGATGTATTTCAAGAAATCTCCCAATCTGGCTACAGAACGATCCTGTTGCATTATAAAAGACATTTCATCTGTCCCAGTTTTTGCGTCCCATTGCCTACGTTCCATCCTTATTCTCATTTCTATAATTTGAGGCTCATAGAAAGTGTTTTCGAGTATCTGAATGCCTCCTACCAATTGCGATTTTACTATATTGGTAGTACCGGAAACGGAAAAACTAAATGAAAGTGGCAAGAAATAATCTCCGCATTGAAATATATAATCATAATTCGTATTATATAATTCCTTATTGGAATTATCATCTTTCTTGTATAATCTATCGGAATATGAAACGTAACGTTTTTTCTCTTCCAAACCCTTAGAATATTTACTTTCTTCGGATTTTACGCCTCTTACAGATCTTATTATACCTACAGTCGAGAATGTAAGTTTCATAAGATTATTTGCAGTATCTATAACTTCATTCCCACTTCGAACTACATCTCCTATCTTACTTAATGTAGAAGCTCCGGCATTAGATACGAGTTCCCCGAATGACGGTACAGAACTATTGGCTGTATAATCTTTTTTTTCTTCCATATCCTATTATTGACTTGAAGCCGTTAATGTAGCATTATTAAAAGCTATATGCAACCCTCTTGTAACAGCATTTTCAGCAACTTCCTCCATTTCCTTTAACAAGGATTCCGTATCGTTGGGTTGCATATTATTTATCATTTCAACAATAGACTTGTTGAAATTTATTATAAGAGCTCTTGATCCCCTTGTGAGGCTTTGAAGTTTCCCTGTTTCTTCATCACCTGAAACTCCCTGTATTTTAGGCTTATAATTATCCATACTGGCCAAAACATCTTTTATAGTCTGTTCTGTGCCTACACCTCTTAAAAGATCAAACCCCATTTGATTTAATCTCTTTGATCCAAAACTCAATTCTTTAATGAGTTGAGTATATTCATCTTTTGAAAGTTTTATTGTAGTAGGAGCATTGTTTACACTTGAATATCTCAATTTCCCTTCATCATCACGGAATAGGGATGTGGATTTTATCCCAAATCGGATAAGATTGTTTTTCAGGAAAGAATTATTAGATAATTGAGAAAATAATGCTCTCTGTTCAGGACTATATTTATCCGGGTCTTTTAATCCTCCATACAAAGTCCCGGCTATACCTCCTACTCCTCCTCCTATTGGTCCTCCTACAGCATAACCGGCCACAACCCCTTTTGCTGCATTGGAAATAATATTCTTTATTCTTATAAATTCATCGGATTGTAGAAACTTTGCAAAGGAACTTCCTATGGATATAATACTCATTACAAAATCCTCGAAAGTATTCAATAAAGGTTTAAAATCTATCTTCCCTATTTCAGCATATAGTCCTTCCAATGCTTTATTTATGCTTACTGAAAGATCGGCTATTGCAATATAGAATTTTTCAAGGGATTTCATTTTCGACATAGATAATTCTTCTTCCGATAACGCCACCCTTCCTCTTGCTACGGCCACGTCAGGTAAATTATAGGATTCTGAAAATTTAGCGAAGGCATCTATAAGAGCTTGCGGATTATTGCGGATAAAACTATATATATCCTCTCCTTTATTCTTTGATTTCGCCCTTAAATCGAATACATATTTTTCTATTAAAGGAACTGACTTGAACAATTCCTTCATATCTATTCCCTGCCAAGTAGTTAGTAATTGTTGTAAGTTCAACCCTACAATTTGCATATCTCTACCCGATACGGCAGAAATACGTGATGCCACATTTGCGAAAAAATTAGCGTCCCTATCGTTTAATTTTGTATTACCTACCGTAAGTCCTGATAAGGTATTCAATAAAGATACTGTGCCTGAACGACTCGCCCCTGTTTTTGTGGCTATATCCGAAGCATTCTTATATATATTCTCAAAATCGCTTCCTCGTGTCAGCCTAACCATATCATAGGTTGCGGTATTTTGAATTGCAGTAGTTACGCTTTCCCCCATTAAAGAGCGTTTCCCGAATTTGTATAATAATCCGCCTCCTACTACACCAATGGCATTAATCCCTATTAACGCTCCCATCCCTGTAACAAATTGTCGGAGAATAGGAATTGTTTTCAATACAACTTGTGAGAACTCATTAAACATATTCAGGAAATTCCCGAAGTTTCTTCTTGCTCCTGAAATAGACGTAGCATTAGACCAAAAATTCTGGTGGAATCTTCTTCTGGCTCTTTCCGCATCTTCCAGTTTCTGGAAAGTCTGTGAGAAATCGAAAAATTTGTTATGCCTGAATTTATAGTTTAAATATCTGAATCCTCTTTCTGTTTTAGAATCTATAATATTGCGTGAGGCAGAGGAGGAAAAACTTCCTGAACCTCCGCCATTCACACGCACATTCCTCGCCTTTCTATTAATCTCTTTCAGCTTATCGTCTACTAAATTAAGCTTTTCTAATATATTCCCTTTGAGGTCTAAAACAACAGAATAATTCATATCATTTCTTTTCGTGAAAAGGAGCTAAATCTATGTTATATATCATCCAATACGCCCCAATAGCATAATCGCTTATCTCTTTAGCTGATAATCTTTCAGTGACCTGATCTATCGGGATATTGAAATATCGTGAAATTAAACATTTCTGAATAAAAAGGCAATCTCTTTTTAATATTTCTTTTACATCTTCATCTATTATTCTTGAATAGTCTTTCCCTCGCTTCCGGATATTCCCATTTGGCGAGAAATGATGATAAAAAAATCGGCTATATCCTTCTGAACTTCTTCGGATTGGAAAATAGTAAGACAGGCGAAAGCGTCTTTGGATATTTCCTCTCTTAATTTAGGGTCTACTATACATAATTTGGCATATTTTACAGCATCATCCATAATTGCATCCATATCCATATCCCCATTTCTGTTAAGGCCGAATGCGAATTTAGAATGAGTCAAGTTAGTCCTTTGAAGTTTGAAAATCTGCAAGTTATTAACCTCTTTTTCCGTTTCTATCATTTCAGAGGTTTTAGGGTCTGGTACTGCCGACATATATTTTAAGTTCGGCAATTCGAAAATATTTCTCATTTTGCGTGTGATTTTTTAACCGGGAACTCCATTAAAAAGTTCCCGGTAGTAGATTAATTAGTTGTAGCTGGTAATACAGTGGTATTTCTTATAATACCTGTTCCTTGAAATTCAAGGCTTATTATTGTTTGAGGATCGTTAGCAGTAATACTCCCGTTTTCGTCAGAGAAAATGACATTCGCCCATGTAGTAGTAGCTGCATAAGGCTGGATCGGATTTCTATGATTGTAAGTCACCGAAATAGAGAACTTAACGTTACTGTTTATTAATGAAGCTACCGGGTTAGTATGAGTAGCTGCATAATTATTAAGTATGGCATTCCATTCTCCGGATTGTATATCCAAAGACCCTGTATATGAAGCGTTTATCGCCTTTATTGAAATAGGGTCTTTATATGATATGGCATATATGGGATTAACGGACTGCGACAATCTCCAATTCATAGAAGCACCGGTTTCAATCTTTATAGGTGTCCCGCCTTCAAAAGAAATATATATATCCACATCGGCAGAGCTTACGATATATTCTGATTTATCCATGATATAATATTATAAAGATGAAACATAAAAAACATTTACATATCCTTGTTCCATAGCAGGAGAAGGCAATATTTCAACTGTACATTGTATCGCTTTGGATTGTACGTAATTACCGTCCTTTTCAGAGAAGGTAACCCGTATGTCCGAAGCCTGACCGGCATTCAAACGAGGCTGTATATATCTCGAATAAAAATCCGAAGACATAGACGACTTGTATGAAGCGAGGATTGTTCCGTCACTTTCAACCGGGATATTCACATTAAGATACAATGTCAAGAACTGTTGGGCATCATCACATACTGCATTGCCTACACGTACCATTTCAAGTTTAGAAAGTGCATTTGTAGACAGGTTACATGTTGATCCGTCATTGTAGAAAAGCCCTGTAATCATAGGTCTCGTTCTCAAAAAGACATATCCTTTTTCACCGATAATATCATTCTTTGCATTGTTAAGTTGAGATACCGGCGTGCCGGATTGGTAGGTAATAGACCCTGAAGTATTCTTTACATTAGTAAAGTATGCTTTTTGCACTGTGCTTCCCAAAGAGACATTACCTATTGAAGCCTGTATGTTCCTTCCGGAAAGTATTCCACCCACATGTCCTGTACTTGATATTCCGTAACCGTGAATATCGGTGATATTATACCCTACCAATGGAGCATTAAGACGGGACGCATCCGTTAATTTCGTGACATCGATAGGAGTAGTTTTGGGATTAAGGAAAGCTCCGTCATATATACCGCACATACGAATGGAATTGTTATTAGACATATCCTCCAAAAAAGTTTGGAATGCAGCAATATCCGTTAAATCATAATCACAATTCAACGCATCACCCGCATATTTTGTACTTGTTGAGGCTTTTTCACCTTTACAAAGGATAAATATTCTGGGTCGCAAAGCATATCCGTTTTCTACAGTCTGCATAACGGCATCCGCTACTTTACCGGAATAGAACGAAGCCTGTGAGAGCGAACCGGATGCGCCGTACGTAAATGTAGTACCGCATATCCATAATTTTGTCCCTGAACCGGCATTGGCATAGAAATCTGCGATATGTGTGTATAATCGTGATTTGGATGTATCTAATTGGCCTTTTTCCCATTCTTGGGTAATACCCAAAGCGGTGGCATCTTGAAGTCCGGTAATCATATAGGCTTTATCTTGCAGAAAAGTGCTTGAAATAGCAGGGGCATCCGCAAAAATCATAGCGATAGATTCATCGCTCTGGTTATTGCCTATCTGGCTATCGGATAATGATACATAAATACCTGTTTTAGCCATAACATTTAATTTTTAATTATCTTTTCAGCCTTCTTTCTTTTTTTTATTTCAGCTTTTGCAGCTTCAATATCTACTACAGGGGCATCGACTTTCTTAACATCGTCATTATCAACATATTTTTCCATTAAAGAAGTAAATGCTTCATTATCTAAAGGGCAATTGTCTTTCGTTATTTTAGCCCATTGCATAGTCTTTTTACCTTTAGAACGTTCGAAAGTATCTTTGCACCTGTCAGTCGCATCGACTTTTGTACGGAACATATTCCCGTCAGAAGTAACATATAAAGTATCGAAAGCAGTGACAAAAGCAAGAAGTTCTACAAAGAAAGAATCTTCAAATTTAGTTGGTTTCATAATAATTGTTTTTTGTGCGTGAAATAATATACTTAGTCACATTTCTGTGACTAAGTAAGATAATATTTATCCTGCAGATTTTGCAGCAGGTACAATCAATCCAGTTCCTACACCGTCCTCACGGGCTGCACCGCAACCTGTACGGAAATCCATTGAGAACATCCAACCGTAACGGGTCGGGTCTTGTACCATGTGTACATGAGTATTACCGATACCGATAATAACCTGTGACGGGAAAAATCCGATACCCAATCCGTAGGCAGTAGCTGCCAACGTAGGCGGAGTGTATGATGAAGGAATATTACCGTTAGATTCCAAAGGAATACCATATAATTTCGGGTCTACGATAGCAGAAGTTGCCGTGTTCCATAAAGAAGTGATTGAACGTGCATGAATTTCGAAATTATATGCTGTAGTACCCATTGGCCGGATGCTTTCTGTCGGTCTGTTCAGCAAGTTGACAAATGAAGAATCCGCAATCAATTGGTTGTAATATACCGAATCCAATATCAATTCAGGATATTCATAATCGAAATTGAAATTCTGATTACGGAATAAAGAACTGAGGTTCAATATATCTGCAACGGTAATTTTCTTTATCTCTCCGGCAGCTTTAGTGTTGGCGGGGAACATTCCGGCAGAAGCGAAATATTCTGTTCCTGACATGGTAACTTTATTCTCTGCAGCAGCTGTAGCGATAGTTTGAAGATAGTAATTATGCGCTGCATTACTAATTACTCTCAATGCTTCCGCCATACCCCAACCTCGTTTGTCATAGTTGAGCATATCATCATTCGCCTGTTGGAATAAAGTAGGTTGTAATGAGAATACCCGT